CGCCCACGTTCGCGGTCGAGGGAACAAACGACTCGGAGAGTGGCAGGAGGGTACTGTCAGTGGCGAGCGAGGCCGGCAGGTTCGTAATCGCCAGCGACGCGCTGAAGCTGTTGGTCAGCACGTCGTAGAACTTGAACGCGCCGCTGGCGAGGGTGCCGCTCGAGAGCATGAAAAGTCGCCCCGAGCGGAACTCGTAGGCCGCGCCGGTGCCCGGCGTGAAGCTGAGCGCCGAGTCGAGCGTCAGCGTGGGCGTGGTGCCCGCCGTGTTCGCGATCACTCGCTTGATCTCGGTCTTCCCCGAGCCGCCGGCCACGTTGTCGACCACCCGCACCTGGAACCCCAGGCCGTTGCCCATGTTCGCGAGCTGGTTGACGCCGACCGCCGCGGGGAGCGCCGTAGTCAGGGTGATCGTCGTGGTGGTGGCACCAGCCGCGATCGTCCCGCGCGGACCCTGCGACGGATCGAAGCACACGGCGGCGCCCGCGCCGAACGTGCCGGCCAGGGCGGGGGAGCCGAGGGTCAGCCACTCGTCGTTGTGCGGCAGGTAGGCGTAGAGCGCCGTCGCACTGTCGAGGAAGAACGAGAACGGAAACGGCGTCTCGACGTTGCCGTTGCGCGCGTCGTTGATACAACACCCGGCCGCTGCCTTGGCCGCTGGCGCGGGCGAGGTGGGGCGCCAAAGCGGCGAGTCGATGACGTCTTTGAACGCGAGTGTGGTCATTGAGATCTCAGGTGATGCGACCGCGGAGGGCGCCGGCCCATGCCGCGGTCATCTGGTCGAGCACTGCACTGTTCGCCGCGACGCCGCCGACCTGGGCCATGTTCGCGAGCGTGGTGACGGTGGCAACGGTCGTGATCGTCCCGAGGGTCTGAGCGCCGCCGGTGGCGTCGAGCACCACGCGCAGGCGACCCGTCGACGGGTCGACCGCCAGGGGGAGAGACGCGAGCGCCCCGAGCAGTAGCTCGAGCGTGGCGCCGACGTCGCCGATCGTCACCACCTGGCGGTGATGGCCGTCGGCTTGGATGGCCGTCTCGATCGGCTTCGCTTCGGTCCCTCCGTTGGCGTAGTCGCTCACGGGGCACCGTCGGTGAGGGTCAGCGACGTGACGACGATCGGCCCGCCCACGACGATCGTCGTGGTGTTCAGTTGGAGGTCGCCGGTGGTGCTCTGCAGCGTGCCGCCAACGGAGCCCTGGGCTACGACGGTCGTGCCGTCGGCCTTGTAGATCCGGAAGAATGTCGCGGTGCCACTCGCGTCCGCGCTTGAGTCCGTGGTGATCGTCCCGAGGGTCAGCACGCCACCACTCGCCGCGGGGGCCAGGGGCGTCGAGCACGCGAGCTCGCCGAGCTGAGTGTTCCCCGCGAGGGCCGCGCCCGCGCTTGCGGGAACACCGCCGGAGTACAGGCGGAGCAAAGCGCCCGCGCCCGCGAAGGTGGTGATCGCGTCCTGACGTGCGTTGCGCAGAGCAGCGGGCAGGGACAAAGCCATGCGTTCGGCTTAGGCGGTCTGGAATCTGTCGTCAAGGCCACGGGTTCGACCACTGGTTCGGCCCGGGCACCAGGAGCACGCCCAGCGCGTGCCGCCCGTCGTGACGGCGCCAGGTGAAGCCGTCGGGGGCGACGTGGCGCCGGGCCTCGGCGGCGGTGCCGTTGGTACCGCTCTCGAGGCCGAAGAAACGGTCGCCCTCGAGGTCAGCGGGGCGAACGGTGCGGGTCTGGTGATCGATGTTGACGCTGTGCATAGTGCTCTCCCATGGCGATCGAACTGCGGGTCTCAGCTGACACGACGGAGTTGCGGCGCTTCGCGCCCGAGAGATTGGTGCTGCGCGCGGCGACGCGAGGAGGATCGAGCGCGATCCGCGCGGCGCGCACCCAGGCCTCGCGCGAGGTGCGAGCCCGTAAGGCGCTGAAGGCCTCGAAGGTCGCCAGGGCGCTCGAGCTGAGGTTCCCGAGCGGGACGCAGAGCCTCGAATGGCACCTCGACGTGGACGGCGTGGCGATGCCGCTCACCGCGTACCCCTTCCGCCAGGTCGCCGACGGCGTGAGCGTGCGGGTCAACCGCGGGGCGCCGAAGCTGCTCAAGTCGGCGTTCGTCGCGACGATGCGCAGCGGCCACGTGGGGATTTTCCGGCGCACCGGGGCCGAACGGCTCCCGATCAAGGAGCTGTTCACCACGCGCGTCACTGACGTCTTTGACGACTCGGGCATGGTCGACCGTGTGTTCGCGCGCGCCGGCGCGGTGTTCGCGTCGACGTTCCGAAGGAATCTGGAATCTGTCAAGTGATGGCCGCGACGTAGTAGCGCGTCGCGTTGTTCGATCGATCGCGCACGATGCGTGTGCCGTTGCGGGGGCGGTCAACGAAGCGGTGAATGAAACGCCTCAGGGTGAACGGGGTGATGCTCTCGCGTACCCCCAGCACGCCCTGCGCGTCGCGCTGGTTCGCCGTCGTGACGATGCTCGCAACCGAGCCGTCGCTCTCCTGCACCACCGCGAGCCAGAAGTCGTGCGCCTCGGTGTCGGGCTCGTTCCACTCGCGCGAGGCCCGGGCCTGGGTCTCGAACGGGTCGACGCACCCGGCCCAGACGAGGGCGCCGCGCACGAGCGAGCTCCACGCGGCGAACGAGCCCCACGAGGGGAGGTCTGCCGAGGGCCGACCCGCGACGTGGTAGGCGCGGAGGATCGTCAGGGCGGCACTCAGGTAGTCGCTCCGGTGCTCGCGGGCGTGTAGCTCGAGGTCCTTGATCGCGAACCCGCTGCGCTCCTGCGGCCGCTCGGTGTCGACGACGATCCGCACGGGCAGCACCCGGCGCACGGTGTCGCCCTGGGGCTCGATATTGTTCCCGGTCGCCCACCAGGTGGTGACGATGGGAATCGGCGGCGCGTCGCTCGCCCCGAGGATCCGGTCCGCCCAGGTCGCCGACGTCAGCAGGCGATCGAGGGCCTCGTCGCCGAAGGAGCCGTTGACGTTGTCGAAGACGCTGATCGGCGCCGCCCCGCGGACGAACGCGGTCAGGCGCTTTCCCCACTCGCCAGCGTCCCGCGGGTTGTAGGGACGGACCTCAGCGCCGGCGCCGGTGATGATCAGCGCGGCGACGTTCGTCAAGAGCGTCTTGCCTGCACCCGGGCTCGAGGCGCTCACGGCGATCAGTGGCACCGGGGCGTTGCCGGTGGCCGCCTTGACGAGGGGCGAGAGCAGCCCCGCGAGCCAGGCCGAGAAGTCGGCGGGACTGGCGAACGAGAAGTCGCAGAGCAGATCTTCGAACTTCGCCACCGCCGCGCGGGCGTCGGCGAGCGTGGGCTCGTCGTCGACGAACACGGCGACGTTCGGCTCGAGGTAGACCCGAGCCTGCGCGTTGTACCCGCGCGTCTGAAGGATCGACCCGTCGGGGAGGAACACCGGCGCCGTGGTGACGCTCTCGATCACCCGCACACCCTCGTGCGTGCGCCGAGCGCAGACGATCTGCGCGATCTGGTCGGGCGGGGTGGTGGCGGTGAGGTTGCCCTTCGTGTCGTGGCGCACCCACTTCGTTTCGCGGGAGAGCAGGTCGACCACCCGGGGCGGCACCACGTCAGAGAGGAACGTGCGCTCGGCCCGAACGACCTCGCACAGCACCCCGTTCCGGGCGAACACGTGGGGCGCGAGCACCTTCGTCGCCTGGTCGGCAACCTCGGCGAGCGACGTCGTCAGGGTGATCGTCCCGGGGGGCGGCGTGGCGAAGCTCACCGGCGGCGTGGCCCCGAGGGACTTCAATTTGAATCCCGTCGAGGCTTGGAAGTCGCGCTCGAGCTGGGGCCAGTCGGTGGCGCTGGCGATCGCGAGCACGTGCTCGAGGGCCCGCACCAGCACGCCAGCGTCGGTCGAGCCGGAGACGGCCCACTCCTGAATCAGGGCGCGGCCCATCGCCAGCGCCTCCGGGGCTCGCGCACACCCGCGGGCCTTCGATCCGTACTTGGCCCCGTTGGCCAGCTTCGCGGCCAGGTCGTCGGTCGACCAGGGGGGCTGACAGGTAGCGTTCCACGCGACGAGCAGGGGCCACGCCTCGTCGTCGGTGAGCGCGAAATCGTGGGTGAGGATCGCGGCGGCGCGGAACGTGTGCTCGTCGCCGCCGGAGCCCTCGACCGCGGGGCCGTGGCCCTCGAGCGCGTCGCGGGCCCGCGTCAGGAGCTCGGGCGTCGCTGGGGGGAACTCGCCCTCGGGCGTCGTCGCCACGGGTGTCGGGGCCGGCGCGGGCTTCGCGCGGAGCCGCTCGAGGAGCCATGCGGGGGCGGGGGCAACCTCGTACTCCCACGGCGCCAGCACCCACGAATAGGCGCCCTTGGCGCTCACGCTGGGGGCAACGACGATCTGCCCGCCGTCGCCGCGAACGTCGATGCCCGGGGCGATCTTCGACGCGCTGTTCCCGACGCTGCCGCCCTCAGGGAGAGCGAACAGGTAGTGCGTGCCGCCCGAGCCCGTGCGCTGCGTCACCGTCTCGGGGAGCTCGCCGTGCTCGGCCTCAAGCCGCTCGAGCGACTCCTGGCCCCGTGAGCCGTCAATGTCGAGCACCCAAAAGCCCGACGGCGCCCCAGTCGCAACGCCCACGTTGCCCGAGGGCCAGCGCTGGGCCCATTCGGAGACCTGGGCGGCATCGGTGGTGGCCTCGGTCTCCCAGTCCTTGATCCTCGGGTGCTTGCCGGCGCTCGGGCAGTCCGCGCCCTTCGCGCACGAGCACACGCCCGCAACGGCGCTGTGCAGGGGCACCACGGCCCAGTCGAGCTTGTCGGCGTAGACCGGTGCGGCCCTCACCGCGTCACCCCGATCGCGGCGAACGCGCGGTCAACGTCGTCGACGGAGCGAGCTAGCACGTAGAGTCCGCCGAACGCCTCGATCACGCGCTGCATCGTCTGTTGCTCCTTGCGTTGCTTACCCGTGCTGCTCTTCACTTCGATGCCGACGAATCGACCCGAGGGCCTGAGGAGACCGACAATATCGGGCGTCCCCGGGGGGTTGAACCGCACCAACCGACCGCCGACCATCGCAGCTCCTGTGTTGATTCGGGCGATCCGAAGCCGAGGGTGGGCGCCCCAGGCAAGGAGAATGGCGTGCTGAGTGACGGCTTCTCTCACGTGGTCTGGAATCTGTCTAGGCGGCGTCGTCGACTTCGACTTTGAATTCTTTGCGCGCACGGTCGCCGACCAGCCGCTCGCCCTGGTACGTAACGCGGATCGTCTTCCCCGCGGCGACGCGGCCCATCATGCGGTCGAGCTGGGCGGTGCCGGGCAGGTGGTACCGAGCGCGCGCACACGTCACCTCGTAGATCGTTCGAGGCCCGAACGACTGTTGCTCGACGAAGCGCCGAGCGAACAGGCCCTCGAGCACGCGCCCCGGGGTCTCCCAGCGCACGGCAACAGTCCGCGGGGGCACGGCCGGCAGGGCGGCGGTCTCGCTCGAGAACTCGAACTGTGCTGCGTCGGCGACCTCCTGCAGCCCGACGCGCTCGCCCCGAGGCACCGGCTCGTTCACTGCGCCGCACGCCGGGCAGGCGTCGCCCTCGTAGAGCGCGAGGCACGTCTTGCAGGTGCGCAGCGCCGGCGGGGCCTCGGCCTTGCCCCCGAGGGTGTAGTCGCGCTCGGTGTCGGGCAGGCCGTGCTGAGCGATGATAAACGCGTGATCGTGGATCCTCGCGGTGACGCCCTGCCAGGGGCGGCGGACGCGGCCCATCATCTGGATCGCTCGGGCGAGGGAGAGGGTAGGGCGGGCCAGCACGCAGCACTTGAGCCGCGGAATGTCGAGCCCCTCGACCGCGACTCCGACGTTGCACAGCACGCGAGTCACCCCGAGGTCGACCCGTCGGAGGATCGCCTCGCGCTGCAGCGTCGGCGTGCTGCCGTCGAGGTGCTCGGCCGCGACACCGGCGGCGCGGAACTGGGCGGTGAGCTGCTGCGAGTGCTCGCGCGTGGCCGCGAACACGACGGTGGAGAGGCTCGACGCGTGGGCGAGCCATTGCTCGACGACGGTCGGCACGAGGGCGCTCATCGCGGCGCCCGTCTGGCGCTGGTTGTAGTCGTCGCCGACCTTGTCGACACCGGACAGGTCGGGGTGCTGGTAGCTGAACCCCACGTAGGGACACAGGTGGCCCTGCTCGCGGAGCTCGGCCGGTTGCGCGACGACTACGCACGCGTCGTAGGCCCCGGCGAGCGGCTTGCCGGAGAGTCGCCACGGCGTCGCGGTGACGCCGAGCACCCGCGCGTCGGGGTACTGCTCGAGGATCGCCCGCCACGTCTCCGCGGTTGACAGGTGCGCCTCGTCGGCGATCACCAGGCGCGCCGGCGGCGTCTTGCGACGGGACAACGTCTGTACGCTGGCAATCTGCACACGTGCTGTCGGCGTCGCCGGCTCGCCCGCCATGATCAGCCCGTACGGAACGCCGAACTCCCGCAGCCGGGTTGCTGCCTGCTTGGCGAGCTCGCGACGGTGCACGAGGATCACCACGGGCTGTTGCAGGCGGGCGGCGAGAGTGCCGAAGAGCGTCGTCTTCCCGCTGCCCGTGGGGGAGACGGCGAGCACGGACCTCGCGCCGCCCCGGAACGCGTCGAGGATCTGCGCCAGGCCCCGCTGCTGGTAGTCCCTGAGTACCTGGCCGGCCATCACCGCGCCCCGTAGATCGAGACGGACGCAACAGACGGGCGAACCCCCGCGCCGACCAACGCCGCGAATTGCTGGAGCTTCGCGACGTCGGCTGGCGTGTACCGGGTCCACCCGTTCCGTGTCGCCGCGCCCTCGATCACCACGAGCTCCCGGTTCCGCCACGCGCGGAGCGTGGACGGCTTGATCCCCAGGAGATCGCAGACCGCAGACGCGGTCTGCGCCTTAGAAGTTGAGGTCATCGTCGGCCGGCTTGGGCTTCGGCGCGGGAGTCGGAGTCGCCGCGGGCGAGTCGTCGACGAGCACCTTGAACATCTTCATCGGGTTCGCCTTGCCCACGTCGAGCGTGGCGGTGAAGGTGACCATGACCGCGACCCCGGGCTTGATCGCGGCCTTGCGCAGCTTCTGAATCGCGTCGGAGTTGCCCCCGCTCGAGAGCGCCACCTCCTCGATCTGGCCCGCCTCGGTCTTGCGCTTGAAGTGGTAGAGGGTCTCCCTACCGAACTTCCCGTCGCGCTCCTCGGAGCGAAGGAATCGCCCCACGAGGCGGTCACCGATCGCGTCGAACTTGAAAAACTTCGCTCCGAGCGCGGCGCGCTCCTCTTCGGTCAGCTCGATCTCACGAAACGCCATTCGCAGTCTCTCCTGTTGCGCGCGGCTCGATTGCCGGCGTGGAATCTGTCTCTCACAAAAACGTGGCGCTTGCAACAGATTCCAGATTCGGCTATACACCGCGCCATGGCATTCACTCCTGCACAGCGGCGACATGCGAAGTTGCGTCTGGCGATCAGCGGCACGGCGGGCGCGGGCAAGACGTACAGCGCGCTCCTCTTGGCCGCGCACTTCGGGGCCCGGATCGCGGTGATGGATTCGGAGCGGGGCAGCGCCCTGAAGTACGCGGGCGAGCCCGGCCTCCCCCCGTTCGACCACCAGAACCTCGAGGAGAAGACGGTGCAGGAGTACCTGCGCACGATCTCCGAGGCGGCGGCCGCCGGCTACGACGTGCTCGTGATCGACAGCTACAGCCACGCTTGGCTCGGCGCGCTCGACGCGGTCGACAAGATGGGCGGGTCGTCGAAGTTCTCGACGGGGTGGAAGGTCGTGAGCCCGCTCGTGACGAAGCTGACCGACGCGATCCTTTCCTACCCGGGGCACGTGATCGCCACGATGCGAAGCAAGGCCGACTACGCCATCGAGAAGGACGAGAAGACAGGCAAGGCGGTGCCCCGGAAGCTGGGGATGGCTACGGTCGCCCGGGACGGCACCGACTACGAGTTCGACGTGATGATCGACCTGACCGTTGACGGCGGCCTCAGCGTCAGCAAGACGCGGTGCGCGGCGCTCAACGGGCAGATCTGGACCCGCGACGACGTGCCGCGCGTGGCCAAGGTACTGACCACCTGGCTCAGTGCCGGCGCCCCGCTGTCTGCCCTCGAGTCGCTGACCGAGCGGATCCGCGGCGCACCGTCGCTGGAGGCGCTCGCGGCGATCGTCCCCGAGATCAAGGCCCTGTCTGACGTCGATCGCGCGGCGATTCGCCCGGCGTTCGACGCCCGAAAGAAGGCGCTGAGCGACGCGCTCACCGACGGGGAGTTCGCGTGATCGAGCAGCTCTCCGTCAGCCAGGTCGAGCGCTTCGACCCGAGCCAAACCGCGGGCTGTCCCCGCGCTTGGTGGTTCGAGCGCGTGCGCTGGCTCCGGCC